GTTGATTACTCTAAATTTAATGTACCTCCTATCTGGGAGTTTGTTGGTGAAGAGGATGTCCGCATTACTCAGTGGGATGGTAACTACTACCTGATCGGGGTACGGCGTGATACCACGCCCAATGGGCAAGGTCGCATGGAGTACTCTAAAATTGAATTAGATAAAAAGAATTGGACAGCCAAAGAAGTTCAACGAGTTCGTATCCCGCCTCCTGTAGATGTTACGTCCTACTGTGAAAAGAATTGGATGCCGATTCTTGACAAACCTTATCATTTTGTTAAGTGGGCTATGCCTACCGAAATTGTTTGGGCTAATCCTGATAAGTCTGAATGTAAGCAGGTACTAGTAAAAGAAACTCCACCAATTTCTCCTGATCAACGTGGTGGTACAAATGTAATTGCTTGGGGCGATTACTATATTGCTTTTACTCATGAAGTAAAATTATGGAAAAATTATTTAAATCAAAAGGACTCTATTTACAGACATCGAATGATTGTATGGGACAAAGAATTTAACTTTGTTGGTATTACCTCTTCCTTTTCATTTTTAGATACGCCTATTGAATTCTGTGTAGGTGCTGCAATCATAAAGAAGAATTTGGTTTTAACTTTCGGTGTACAAGATAATTGCGCCTTTGTTCTTGAGGTCCCTAAGAAGGTTGTCAACGGAATGATTACGGAGGCTATGTCTTATGGACGTTAAAGAGTTGACTTTAAAACTGGCTGAGAATCCAGTTGATGTTGAGAATAATTTTAATCTTGCTATCGCCTACGAAGAACAACTGCAATACGCATCGGCTGCTGGATTTTATTTAAGGGCTGCTGAGTATGGGTATAAAACACACCCTCTAATTACCTACACCTCTCTGTTAAAGATGGCGTTGTGTTGGGGTGCTCAAGGAGATAGAAATCGAACCATATACAACAACATCATGCAGGCTATTACTTATCTACCAAATAGACCAGAGGCATACTTTTTGCTCTGTAGAATTAAAGAACGAAATAAGGAGTACCAAGAGTGCTATACCTATGCTGAACTAGGTCTGTTGTTTGCTACTACTACCTATAATCAGCCACTGCCAGGGTATGTTGAATACAACGGCTCATACTGTTTACTATTTGAGAAGGCTGTTGCTGGTTGGTGGATTGGGCGTAGAGATGAGAGTAAGATTCTGTTTGAACATCTGTTAGATAATTATGAGATGTCTCAAGAGTATGTGAATGGATGTCTTAACAATATGAAGTTGTTCAACTAATGTTTCCTAATTGGTTTAAAGATGTAGAGAAGTACTTCAGACATGTGCCAAGTGTTCCACTTCGTGCACTGCAGATCGGCACCTACACAGGAGACGCCACGCAGTGGCTCCTTAATAATCGAGAGATCGAATATCTAGATGATGTGGATACGTGGGAGGGTAGCGAAGAAGTCGCCCATGAATCTTTGGATTTTGTTTCAGTAGAGGCTTACTACGATTCAAGATTCCCAAAGGATGGAAGAATCTTAAAGCACAAGATGACCAGTGATGAGTTCTTCTTAAAGGGCGCTAGTTCATATAACTTCATATACATAGATGGCGACCACACCGCTCTGCAGACCGCTATAGATGGCTTGAATGGCTTTAGGCACCTGGAATCAGGTGGGGTGATGGCATTTGATGACTACCTCTGGAATTATGGCGGAGGAGAGTACAGAGAGCCTAAGAGGGGCGTGGATTGCGTTCTTAACCTCTGTAAGGGCGAGTACACAATGATTGAGTCTGGTTATCAGGTATGGATTGAGAAGTGCTAGATAACGCCTGCTTTGAGGTCTTTCATACTGATACTGGAAATGAATTAAGGAACAAATCTTACGAAGGCATTTTAAAATCTATGTCATTCTTGCCTCGTCTTGGTTCTGAGACCGTGTATTTAAATACAACCGAAAAAGCAACAGAGTTCTTAAGTAAGAAACCTGAATTTAAAGTAAACACTGTTACCGACTTCTGTAAGCCAGGAGAGACCTTCCCACCAAGTTCTGGAGTTGTAGGAGTTTGGGCAAGTAATTACTTGGCGTATAAAAAGTTTTTAGAATCTAAATACGACACATTAATTATTTTTGAAGATGACATAGTAATAAGTAGAAATTTTAAAAATATTGCAAATATTTATATGAGTGAACTTATGCCTGTCTGGGACTTCTTTTCATTTTTTGTTCCTGATGATTCTTTGTTTGCTTACAATCCTTTAGAACACGATGTGTATCAAGACTATATATGTCTTTCATATCAACAGTGGTCGTGTGCAGGATATGCTGTAAGCAGACGTGGTGCAGAAAAAGCAATAAAGGATGTTGAATCTAAAGGAATTAATTGCCCTATAGATTGGTATATTTTTAACTTTAGAATGAAACAAGAAGAAAACCAAATAAAGTTTAATACGTTTACGGTAAAACCGCAGATATATAAACCTATAAAGTTTTTACAAGCAGCAGCGCAGTACAGTCAAATACATAACGGTAGTACAGAACTTTTTTAGTTACATTCCACCTAGCATTAAGACATCAGCAACAGTAGCACTGCCTGATGGCGAAGTGCCTGCAGTTCCCTGTGATCCAATTGTTCCTTGTGTTCCTTGAGTACCAGCACCAGTTGCTCCTTGAGTTCCATCAGTACCTTGTGAACCAAGAGTACCTTGGGTACCTACAGTTCCTTGGGTTCCATCGGTTCCTTGGGTTCCTTGAGATCCAACTGTTCCTTGAACGCCCTGTACTCCTTGAACGCCCTGAGTTCCTTGAGCGCCTGTATCACCCTTGTCACCAACACGAGCAAAGGTTACGTATACATTGTCATTATTAATGACTGACAGAGTTCCTGTTACATGAGCAACTGGGACGTTAAAGTATGCTCCACCACTTTCGTGCGTATGAGCACCAGTAATTTGAAAGAATGCAAAACTGTTTGCGTCTCCAACTTCGGTAAACTTGATAGTTCCTTTAATTCCAGAGGTTGAGTCATCAATTGTTTGTAGTAGTTGTGAAATGTCATTTGAAGCAAAATCAAGGTTGTCTATGTACAACGCAGTTGCACTAGAGATAGTTGCATTATTAAATTTTAAATTTCCACTACCTGGATCAGTATTTTCTGTATTAGTTAAGAAATTATATTCATGAGTTTCTCCACCAAAGTTTCCTGTAGCACCCTGAGTTCCAAGTGTTCCTTGAGTGCCTTGAGTTCCCTGAGTTCCTTGAGATCCTAAAGTACCTTGAGTTCCATCAGTTCCCTGCGTGCCCTGAGTGCCCTGAGTGCCTTGAGTTCCTTGAGTGCCTTGAGTTCCTTGAGTTCCTTGAGTACCTTGAGTTCCATCAGTTCCCTGCGTGCCCTGAGTGCCTTGAGTTCCTTGAGATCCTAAAGTACCTTGAGTTCCCTGAGTTCCCTGAGTTCCATCAGCACCTTGTGCACCAACAGTCCCTTGCAATCCTTGTACACCCTGTACGCCTTGTACGCCTTGTACGCCTTGTACACCTTGTACTCCTTGAGTGCCCTGTACACCTTGTACTCCTTGAACACCTTGAATACCTTGAAGACCACCATATGCAAGAGAGTTCCAAGCAGTTGATCCGTTACCAACTTTAAATTTACCAGTATCTGTCTCTGTTCCTACTTCACCAGCAGCAAGTGTTGGATTATTTGATGTCCATTGCGATGCAGTACCTCTACGAAGTTTGATTGTTACTGACATTAGACTACTCCTCCACCATCATAGGAACTTGTGTATACATCACTGCCACCTGCTTCGTCTCCTCCATCGGCTACACCTGTTACGGTGTCAGAACCATCAACTTCATCCCCACCCTCAACTATATCTGCAGAAACGTTTGTTGTAATTTCAAGCCACTCAACCCCATCAAATACATAGACATTTCTTGCTTCTGTATTGTAATAGATATCTCCAACGTACCTACCTGTAGGTTGAGTTCCTACGGCAAGTACGTTGATAGGTACGAGGGCTCTTTTACTCACGTATTAAGCCTTTACTACGACCCGATAAGTTTCACCTGATTGTGGAGCCACTGCAAATCCGATAGTTACAGCAGATGTAGTTGATGCAATTACATCAGTAACTACCTCGTTATAAGTAGCATCTTGTACAGTTACTAACACATCTCGTGTTCCAAGATTGTGTGTAATTGTGAAAGTTGTTGCTGAATATGGAGATACTGGAGTAATAGTCTCTGCGTGAGTTCCAAGTTGACCAGAGGTACCTTGAGCACCCTCTGTTCCTTGGGCGCCAGTAGTTCCTTGAGCACCAGCAACACCGACAGCACCAGATAGATTTACTGTCCATGAAGCGTATGTTCCAGTACCAACTTTGCTGGTTTTATTAAATGCAAGGGCGCCAGTTCCAGGGTTGTAAGAACTTACAGTACCGTATTGAATGTTAGAGACATCATATGCAACAGTGATGTCTTGACCAACAGAGTAATCAACTGCTAGATCTGTAACCGTAATTGTTTGAGAACCAGAAGTTCCTAATGTAAATGATGTTGTAGAGGTTGTGGAGTACTTATCTCCATCAAGACCAGATGTACCTTGTGCACCAACAGTTCCCTGTGCACCTACTGTGCCTTGAGTACCTTGAGCACCTTCAGTTCCTTGAGAACCTACAGTTCCTTGTGAACCCACTGTGCCTTGAGCACCTACTGTGCCTTGAGCACCTACAGTTCCTTGAGAACCTAACGTACCTTGAGTACCTTGAGTACCATCAGTACCTTGAGAACCAAGAGTACCTTGGGTACCTACAGCACCTTGAGCACCGACTGTTCCCTGTGCACCTACTGTGCCTTGGGCTCCATCAGTACCTTGAGTACCTAGAGTTCCTTGAGTTCCTTGAGAACCAACAGTTCCTTGAACTCCTTGAGCACCTTCAGTTCCTTGTGTGCCTTGAGAACCAACTGCTCCTTGGGCTCCATCAGTTCCTTGGGTTCCTTGAGATCCAACTGTTCCCTGTGTTCCCTGTGCACCTACTGTGCCTTGGGAGCCTAGAGTTCCTTGAGTACCTTGTGCACCTACCGTGCCTTGTGCACCCAGTGTTCCTTGTGTTCCTTGAGAACCAGTAGCACCAGCATCACCAGTACGAGCAAATGTAAATAAAAGTTCATCGTTATTGCTAAAGGTTCCGTTACCAGAAACATAAGCAACGTTAACACTAAACCAATTTGGTGATTCATCTGTAACACCAGAAATTGTATAAAGAGCAAAAGTAGAAATATCATTTTTCTTAGATACTTTTACGTGACCCTTGATTGTAGATGTTGAATCATCAATAGTGGTTAAGAAATTAGAAACATCATAGTTACCATCAGAAGGATTATCATCCAATGCAAAAATGGTTGCTGAGGCTAATGTAGCATTATTAAAACGAGCAAAATTATCGCCTGGGTCTGACATAGTTGTGCTAGTACTGAATGTGTATCCAACTGTAATACCACCAAATGAACCTTCAGCACCTTGTGCTCCAAGAGTACCTTGTACACCCTGTGAACCTACAGTTCCTTGAGTACCTTGTGCACCGTCAGTTCCTTGAGAACCTAATGTTCCTTGAGTTCCATCAGTGCCTTGAGAACCTACTGTTCCTTGCGCTCCTAATGTTCCTTGAGTGCCCTGAGAACCAACAGTTCCTTGTGTACCTTGAGAACCCAGTGTTCCCTGAGTTCCTTGAGAACCAACAGTTCCTTGTGTTCCCTCAGTACCTTGAGTACCAACTGCTCCTTGAGCACCTACTGTGCCTTGAGCACCAACAGTTCCTTGTGCACCTTCGGTGCCTTGAGTACCGACTGCTCCTTGAGAACCTACTGTTCCTTGAGCACCAACAGTTCCTTGAACTCCTTGAGTACCAGCACCAGTTGCTCCTTGAGCACCAGTAGTTCCTTGTGTGCCTGCTGCTTGCCATGCAGAACCGCTCCAAGTGCGTAAGTATCCCAGTACTGTGTCATAATAAATTTGACCAACTGTAGGATCTGCTGGAGCAGTGGCTAAGTTTTGTATTCTTGCATTTTGTAATTCTAATTTGTTTAAATCAATTGGGGTTAAAAACTTACGGGCCATCTACATTATCTCCTTAAGATAAATACGCTTTTCCTGAAAAGGCTTGAGAGAACGAGACCGTAAGTGAGTTCAAATTAGTGTATGTTATTTCACCTTCATAAATTGTACCAGCAGAGTCTACAACTGTAACGTTAGGCTTAAAGCCTAAATTATGAGTTATTACCCAAGAAGCACTAACTGATCCTTGAGTATGTTCATACGCTAATGCCTGTGGCTCTAGTGCACCGCTAGTTGTTCCAAAGTCTTGAGTACCAGAGGGTGTAGTTATTAAGATTACGTCATTTACTACAATTGGAACAGTAGTTCCTGGTCTTACGTACTGACTCATTCTGTTACCTCTTCTGTCTTAAATATCT